CCTGTCCATCTCTCTGTTCGCGATAATATTTAGTTTCAACAGCATTCTCAAGTGCCGCCAAAATTGGCCTTGGAACACTAACTGGCGTTTCTCGAGGAATAAGGTAACCAACGCCATTGACTGCAACAAAAATTGCTTGATCTCCTGCAGGACCTTCTTGATTATGAACCAAGATAGTGACCCTGGGCGATTTTTGAATTTCTTCTGCAGCACCCATCATAGCGTTAATTTCTTCAACTGAAGGTTTCTCTTCAACCCCGTCAAAAAGTTCTTCACTTATATCTCGATCTTCCTCATCATGTTTACGCGCTGCCATAATTTCTCTCCTTTATGGTATTAATTGTTCCTATGTCGGGTTAGACGTGACTGCGACCTCAGCCCGAACCATCCAGGCATCCTGCAAAATAACTGCCTTGGTCATTGCTTTCCAACCTACGTGGCCCCGCTGAGCAAGAGGATCGCTGTCACTTGGCTTCGGGTTCACAACCATGGGAGTAATTGCATTGGGCCCCTTAAGCGGAATAATGCCGTATGCATTCTTACCCAGGAAAAGAATCGGGTAAACATCAGCACTTGTTCCAGTTGTCGACAGCATCGCAGTACCTGAACCTGCATAGGCGCCACCACCATCAGCCCAGGGGGTAAAGATGGTAGAATACACGTAACGCACATCTTCAACCTTCCCGATTTCACTTTCATACGGCGTCATGCCACTGCCATACTGTTCAACGGGAACGAAGCCGGCCATATTCCGAATGTCAGCTTCACAGTCAGAATGACAAAGTGCAATAAAGGCAGGAGCCACAGCCTGTGTACCATACGCAGGAGTGGATTTGACAACTGATGTAATCTTCTTGGCCATCTGACGCTTCAAATAACGAGTAATCTTTCTCTGCAAAGCGAGCGTCATAGGTGAATTAACGTCAGTCCGCCCAGTTCCATTGGCATAATAGATATTGGTGCCAGCCTTAATGACACCGAACCGGGCGACCTCAATCATCTGACCAGCCTGTTCACCAAGCACTTCCTGCGCTTCCCTGAAAATGGGGTCTTCGTGCGTGTCCATAATAACATCTGTGATGACCACACGATCACCAAGCTGTTCCAGCGTCACAGGCACATCAGTCGATGTGAGCTGTTTTCCAGTGGGTGTTACACCTTCCACCAACACATTGGGTGTAGTGGATAGGGAGTTGTACTTCCTGAAGATCATGGTTTTTGAGTTATTACCAGGCAGAGGCTTAGACTGCCCGAATTTCTCAATAACCAAATAGGGAATAGCTCTCTCGAGGAATTCCTTAGCAGCATATGCTGCAGTTCGCGGAGAAATATCTCCATATGTCGTAATAACTGCCATTTTTTCCTCCTATCTAATTTGTCGCAACGGCTTCATTAAATGCGCCAAGAAAATCTTCAGCATGCGCCTTAGTCTTTGGAATCACTGGACTACCGCCTTTCACAGCTGTAGCAGCATTGATCTTTTCCTTTGACACTGCTTGCACCTGGACATTCTCCTGAACATTCGGTTTAACAACAGTGGTCCTACCAGTTTTTTCCTTAAACTCGGTAAGAAACTTAATTACATCTTGTGTCTTACCCCTGAGAACAATCTCCTGCGCCTTGACTGCTTCCCGATATGGAAGTCCATCAATATATTCGTCAATGACGCTTTGGTTTGTTTCCGGGTTCTTTTTGACAAGATCAACCACATCTGAATGAGCTTCCAAGATTGCATTGAAATGGTCAGCTGAATTTTTCTCATCAACTGCTTCCACTTTTTTCTCAATCTCAGGAACTTTTTCCATGACGGGTTTAATCAATTCCTCAATAATAGGTTTCAATTGACGCTTCATATAGGCGTCAAGGGGTTTAATGAAATCATCCCCCATCTCCTCAATAAAACCCTTAATCAAAGGATCATCAACATTGACGAGACTCTCCTCCGAAACAGACTTAGCTTGAGTCGAAGATGTTTCAATTTCTGTAAGTCGCGTTGCCAACTCCTTGTTTCGCTGCTCAGAAGCAGATAACCGACCTTCCCATGACTTCGTCCGCTGCAGTTCCTTCTCGTAAAGAGCCTTGTAATCTGTCTCATCAGGTTTAACTACTTCACCAGTTTTAATTTCAGCATTAGGATCAGCTACAGGGGGTTTCTTC